TCTTCATCTTTTTCACGACGAGATGATCTGGAAGGTTTTTCCTCATCTTCATCTCTCTGTCTTCGAGCCGGCTTTTCGTCCGATTCTTCTTTTTCTTTCAACTTTGCTTCACGCGTTTTCTTTACGCAATCACGCCACTGATCACACTGTTCGCAATCATCGGGATATTTGTTTGCGTCTTTCCCGAATTTGTGACCAAACTCACACTGATCCGCCTGAACATCATCATCTTGTTTTGATTTTCTGGCGGGTCTTTCATCATCGTCTTCATCTCTTCTTCTGGACCGAGAAGGTTTCTCATCGTCATCATCGGTAGCTCTTGCTCTGCGAGAAGGACGATCAGCATCATCGTCGTCAGTGGCTTTTCCGGATTTATAAATATCCAGTACTTCATCATAGGTGGGAATTTTGATTATTTCGTCAAGACAGAAACAATCATCAAGAACATCTTTACTGATCTTAAAACCCTTTGGGCGGTCAAGCAACTGATGACCATAATATTTTGTATCGTTCGGGCCGGTTCCTTCACGTCGGAAATAAACTGATTTGCCTTCGTCGGGATCCATGAAAGGAATAATGGGATCAATCTTTTCATCCATACCTTCCCGAATGGGAACTGTTGCAAGTTCAAGAAGATGTTTTCCCATAAACCAATGAGAAACGACGAAGAGCTGAACGCCTTTCTTTTCTTCGCCTTTATCATAACAAACGATGTTGTAAACAGATTTCGGATTCCGCTTGGGCATCAATGCTTTAATAACATCTTCATCTTCGCCGTTCTTTTTCAATCTTGCAATATCTTCACAGATCGGGCAGGGTTTGCCATAGGTTTTGTTCAAACACATAACCTGACCCTTGCCTTCGATTCCAAGACCGGCATGAAAATAATATTCATAAACATACTGAATTTCATCTTCAGAAGCCGACGGGTCAAATCTTCCTGCTTTATAAGGCAGTATGTCGATGATGTGTTTCCCTTCGCCACATTTCCAAATTCTTTTTTTCGCCTCTTCATCTTTAAAGAGAAGCCCGCCGCCGAATGATTCGTTTCGTTCCTGATTCTCTTTGAGGCGCTTCGCCAACTGCTCCCTCATGCTTTTGCTACTCATTCTTAAAATCCTCCTTCTTTTTTTTCAACATGGTTAAAAATTCGCTCTTCGCTTGGAAGTAACTTTTAAACAAACTGAATGCAAAAAGCCTCAATACGATGTAGAATGCAATCAACGCAATACATCCAATGATTAGGTATATAATCAACAGAAAAATATCCATTTTATCTTCTCTTCTTATTCATTTTTTCTGAGAGTGCCTTTTTTGTATTGACAGTGGGGTCAGCATAAATACCATTGATGATCCCTTCCTGTAATAATTCAAGAGAAGTTTTGCGTTGCTGGAAAGCCCACTTAACATCGACCATGATTGCTTCTTCTTCTATTGCTTCGAGAAGCTTTTCATTGACCGCCTTATATTCTTCATCCATACGAATATAGGCATCAAGTCTATTTTCTGTGACTTTCTCTCCTGCCTGTTCAATTTTTAATCTGTACTTTCGATCAAGCTCGGCACGAACCAATTTCTTTTTCTTATCGAGCTCGATACGATTTACCATTGCTCTTGCTGACTTTTCTGCCCACTTAATGTAAAGTCCCGGTTGATTGATGATTTCTTCTTCAAGACGATGTTTGTTGATCTTAATTTCTTCCATATAGTCTGACATGATTTATCTCTCCTTTTTCTTTTATTATATCATATTTTTTAAATAACTGACTGATAACAAGCTAAAACCAATCCTGCCTTTTTTGAGTAAATAAATGATTCTGAAAAAGAACTAATTACAAAAGGTGCTTGTTTGTTGTCCCCATTAAGCAATACCGATGACATATAGCCCAAGACCGCATATCGGATTGATTCGGGATCTTCATTAAGCTCTTTCAATATGTCAGCAATGATTTTCCATTTTTCTTTCTTGAGTAATGCCCTGCAAAGATCAATTACTTTTGGATTGGTTTTATTGGTTATCAATGCCTCCGCTTCTGCTACATCGGTTATGGCTCTTAACATGTCAACCGCAATAACAATCTCTCTTGGAATGCCATTGCATTCATCAACAATAATTTGTTTGATCTTTGAACTCATTACTATCTTTTCTTCGGTGCATATCCAATCAATGAGTCTCAATGCATTTTCATCATCTATCGGTTTTACTTCGTAAGATTTGCAACGGCTTTTGATGGTAGCGGAAACCTTTTCGGGTTCTGTAGTGCATAAAATAAAATAACAGAATTTGGGTGGTTCTTCAAATATCTTTAACAATGAGTCCATAGCATTTCCAGATAAGCGATGGCATTCGTCAATGATGTATATTTTCTTTTTACCAGCAAGAGGTGATAAAAATGCGGTTGCTTTTAATTGTCTTGCATCATCAACAGACGTTTTATCGGCCGCATCAATTTCATAAACATCCATTTTGTCGATTTGCAATTCTTTTGCGATAAGTCTAGCCAGAGTGGTCTTGCCGCATCCTCTCATGCCGTGAAACAAAAAGGTTTGGGTTCTATTTAAAACACCTTTTATATTTCTAACCAGAGCATCATTACCGATAAATTCATCAAATGTTTCTGGTCTATACTCGATATGTAACGGTTTCATTATATTCCTCCCAATTCTTTTATTTTGTTAACGAAAGCATCAATCGCTTCTACAAACAATTTCTTGTTAGATGGATTTCTTAATACGGCAGAAGGATGAATGCACCAACAAATATAAGTCTGGTATTTATCATTCCATTCAATCTTGCCATTTAAATCCATTATTCCGGCTTCTTTATTTGTAAAAGCTTTTAATCCGGTATTGCCAAAAGCAAGGATCAATGCGGGTTTAAGGTACTCAATTTCATTCTCAAGCCATTTTTTACATTTTGTAATATGTTCTCGTGCTGGTGTTTTGCTTTTACTTGGGTAACATTTACAGACATTTGTGACATGAAAATCCATTCTTTTCAATCCATGTTCTTTCAATGCGGGCCATAAAACATCTTGACCGGATTTACCGACAAATCCTTTTCCAAGCCTATCTTCATCTTTTCCTGGAGCTTCTCCACAGATCATAATGTTAAAGTATCCGGGAGATGGTAAAACAGGACTTGAACATTCCTGGCATAGTTCACATCGTTCACAAGATAATACTCTCTCATTCACGGGTAATGTTTTTTGAAATATTTTACTATAACCTTTTTTATGATTAATTCTACCATTGACAGTAAATGTAAAATATTCTTCTACATCACCGGTCGGTTCATTCCCGAAAGCACCGATTTGTTCAAGAATTTTTTCTATCTTTGTTTTCTTTTCTTGCACTTGAACAGACTCGAAAAATCCCTTTTTGCTCCCTTTTGCTTTGATATTCATGCAAGCTTCTGCTGTCTTTTCTCCAACACCTTTGATTTCTATAAACGGGACATAAAGTTTATTTTCTTTTACAACCCATCTGAACGCATCTGAAATACCGACCTTTGGTAAAACCAATTTTAATCCCAATCTCTTTGCTTCTTCGATCAATTCTTCTTTCTTTGTTTCGGAACCATGAATCAGATTTGCACAAATAAATTCTGTTGGGTAATAATATTTGACATAGGCACACCAGTAACCGATAATTGCATACTCGGTAGAATGCGATTTATTGAAAGAATATTTTCCATGAGCTTGCAAAGCCTCCCAAAATTCTTTGGCTTCTTTTTCGCTCAAGGTTTTCTTTGCAAGGCATCCTTCTATAAATTGTTTTTTGAATGGTGCAAATAGTTTTACATCGTGTTTTTTAGCAATGATCTTCCTGATTTTATCTGCTGTTGTATAGGGTAGCCCAGCAACCTTATGAACAACATCCATTACTTGTTCTTGATAGATCATGACTCCATAAGTTGATTCCATGATTTTTTCGTAAATCGGGTGCTTCTTTTTCCAAGTCTTGCCGTTCCGTCTTTTGATATACTCATCTGTTGCTCCTGCATCCATAGCACCCGGTCTGACCAAAGCAATCACATCGCTTAATAATTCGATTGAATCAGGAGAGACTTCTTTTGCAAGCTTGGTTGTAGACCATGTATTGATCTGAAATACCCCTACATTGTTTCCCGCAGATATTTCTCTATATATATTTTGGTCGTCAAGCGGAATCTTTTCATAATCAATATCAACATTATGGTTGGTCTTTATAAGCCTCTTTGTTTCATTCAGAATTGATAAAGTATTTAAACCCAATACATCAAGCTTCATCAAACCGACATATTCAGAATCTTCCATATCCCAATTTGAGACAATTATATTATTACGATTAACAAGATTTCCCTTTGTTCCCTTGCGTAGATCATCTGCTGAAATAATAACTGCGGCAGCATGTTGTCCATTGCCCCGGATTGTTCCTTCCAGAATGATTGCATGGTCACAGACCTCTGGATACTTTTGGTCAAATACTCTGCCAATGTCTGTCTTGATGCAAGCTTCTTCGATTGACTTTTCTTCCTCATAAACTATAGACTTCGAGAATTCATCGACTTCTTTCAATGGCACGTCAAATACCCTTCCCACATCTCTGATTGCTGCTTTACCCTTCATTGATAAAAAGGTAGAGATTGAAGAAATGTTATTCTTACCATAAAGTTCTTCAAGCCTTTCCCTGACCAAATGGCGTTTTGAATCCTCGAAATCTAAGTCGATATCCGGAAGATCATTCCTGTCCTCTGCGATGAATCTTGAAAATAAGAGATTGTAACGAATGGGATCAACAGTGGTGATATTTAATAAATATGCCATAAGTGATCCACCGACCGACCCTCTTCCCGGCCCTACCATGATGTCATTTTCTTTGCACCATTTGACCAGATCATAAACTATCATGAAGTACGGAATAAATCCTTTCTTCTCAATCAGATCAAATTCGGTTTCAAGTCGATTGATATACACTTCGTGTAACGCATACTTTTTGATCTTTTTAAGCTTTTCACAGCAAAGATCATAGAGATAGTCGGATGTATTTTTTACATTATAACCCGGAACCTTTGGGAGAAATATTTTTTGCTTTTTGATTTCAAATGCGGCACACTTTTCTGCAACCTCTATTGTATTGTATATTGCATCATCAATATCATCCTCTGTTAAAACATTTTGATTGATAAAGGCTTCAATCATCTCGTCTGCTGTTCTCAAATGCAACCCTGTTATATTAAATTTCCAACGATTAGGATCTGTCCATTTGGCTTTGGATTGGATTGCTAACAATACCTCCTGTGTTTCTGAATGATGCTTTTCAATGTAGTGACAATCATTTGTTGCAACAAGTTTGTATTGATTTCTGTTGTTATGAAAAATATCTAACATCATCTTGTTTACTTTGGTTTGTAATGTGATATTGTGCGGCATGACTTCAAGATAAAGATCATCTCTCAATTTCTCACTGAGGTCATAAAATAAATCCACACCGCCTTTAAGATTAATGAAAGTATCCAAACATCCTGTCAGTATCACCAACCCATCGCAGTGATCGTAAAGTAGATCAAAATCTATTCTTGGCCGGTGATAGAATCCTTCAAGATTTGCCTTAGTCAACATCATGCAGAGATTCTCAAACCCGTCTTGATTCTTGACAAGAAGTGTAACATGTCCTCTATGTTCCCCTTTTTCTTTCTTATAAAGGTTCGGGACAATATATGCTTCGCAACCCAATATCGGATGGATATTGTTTTCTTTGCAAGCTTTTTGAAATTTAATCAGCCCGTCGATGTTCCCATGGTTGGTGATTCCAAGATACTTGAAACCAAGATCACTTGCTTTCTTCGCATAATCTTCTGCTGAACCAAGGCCATCAAGAACTGAATACTCATTATGTAAATGGAGATGACAGAATTTATTGTTTTTCATTTTTTATATGGTCCAATCGGAGTTTAAATTCTGGATAAAATCTCTTCCCTTTCCCATGAAAATAATACGAAAACAATCTATGAACTTTGTATTTTAATATCATTTCTTCACGGGGGGGGGCAATGTTTCCGGCAAAGTATATTTTCATTTTGCTCTCTTAATTTTTTTGATGTTCTCAACAACAATATCTCTTTCTTTTGGGAAGTAAAACGATGCCAGTCTATTCCATGGTCGGTATCTTTTTGACAATTCTTCTTCACGGCCTTTAACGCTAATATTACCAGCAAAGTATATCTTCATTTTGTCTTCTTAATCTTTTTGATGTTCTCAACAACAATATCTCTTTCTTTTGGCCAGTAACCCGACCCTGCACATTAATCACAGAAAATCCACCAGCAAGATAAATAATCATCTTGATACCAAAGAAATAATATGTTTAAA